CTTGATTTCTTCCGACATTATTACACCTCCTAGTGATTTAAACTTATCGAAATAAGTCGGCTGTTTTGAGGAAACGACCGCCCCATAGGGATTTTTCAACCATTTCTGGTTGTTCCTGAATAATCTCTCCGAGATCTCCAGATTTTCGGAATGCGGTATCTGCTTCAACAGCGTCAACACGTTTTCCAAACTCATTAAATTCATCTTTTGCTGCAGAAACATCTTGTGATACTGCATCAATAGATTTTGTTATTGCATTTACCTGCTCTTGTAGAGACTTAACGGTTGCAACTAGATCGCTAAAGGCTGATGTAAGAGTATTATTGATTTCTGTAACTGCTTCTGCAATTACTTCGTCATTTTTGGATACTTCTTCAGTTTTTACTTCTTCCACTACTGAATCAGACTTTTCAATTTCTTCTACTACGACCTCTTCAGCCTTAGTAACTTCTTCTGTAATCTGATTATCTGATGAAGTTGCTTCTACTACAACGTCTTCTGACTTTGTAACTTCAGCAGTTTCAACTGTGGCTTCTGCCTCTGGAGCGACCTGAACATCTTCAACTACAACATCAGTCTTCTCGACGATTTCTTCTGTTGTGTTTTTTGTTGATTTTGCCATAGGATTTTCCTCCTTTTGTATCTTAGAAGTATCGGTGCCTTTAGCACTTGCAACTAAGAATTTGATCATGTTTGTTTTCTCGTTGTCTGTTTTTTCAACGAAACCTATATTTTGCATTTGATTACCAGTTGTTGGGCTAACCTCTGAGTCATTTTCTGAAACCATAACAACTCCAGATTCCTTATCCCAAAAAACATTTTCAATTACAGTGTCCATACCTTTAACAACATCAACACCGTCAACTTTTTCTACAGAAACAATATTTGCAAATTGATTTGCAGGGCTATCAACTAAAGATAGTTCAACTAAATCGTAATCTTTAATAATTCTGATTTGTTTATCCATTTTTTCATCATAGCCATCGTCCCACTTGTTCATTCTTCCGCCAATTGAAAAACCAGTATATGTTCCATCAAGAACTTTTTCCCATGCATCTTGTGCACCTTTTGAAATGTATGCCGATACAACTACACCGTTGTACATTTTTTCTGAATCTGGATCATAATATTTATCTTCTTTAAATGAAACCATTTTGCCAACAGCGGATGGTTGGTGCATTTCACGAATGTTTCCACGGAATTTTTTGAATGCTTTAATGCTTGCCTCTGTTGTAACAATGTCATCTTGTTTATCTACATTGTCAAGTGTGGCAAAGCCTGAGACTGTACGTCTCTCTTTATCTACCTTACTAAAAGGCATTGAAAGGCGAAGTTGTTCGCCCTCGGTATCCCAATGGGCTTTTGATATAATCATACTAGTATATATTATAGGGCACTTTTTTTCATTATCTCATTTATTGAGACGCCCTGCCTTCTCCCTTCGGATTTCTTCCAGCAACTGTTGCTGACCCGTCAGACTGGGTGTTAACTCTTTCAGAGTCTCTCTGTCTATTAGTAGTTTCATTTGCTACATCTTGTGGTTTTAATTGAAACGGCTCGTCGCCATATGCTACCTGTGGTAAGCCAAGTTGCTGCCTTGCTTCATTAGGAAGCATAACCTGTGTCTTTACATATCTTTCAAGTATCTGTGACTGAGCAATCTCATCTGTAAGGGTTAACTCGTTAAACTTAAATTCTAAGATATCGGTTCTTTCACGAATTATTTTATTAATCATTTTTTCAAGTTGGCGCTGTGCTGGACGAGCAACTTGCTCCTTAAATGTACGATCTTGTGATAAGGCTGCTGCAATTCCAGAAGCATCGGAACCGCCTAACTTTGAAAGAGGAACTTGGTGAGCAACTAAAATATCATCACGATTTTGTTTTCTATATTCTTTGAAAGATCCATCTTGGATACCATTTTCAATTGGCTCCATTTTAAATTCAACTTTGCTGTTATCACTATCCCCTGGAAGTGGTATATACAAAGTTCTATGTGACTGCCCCTTTAAGTTTGTTTGTAAAAATCTAAACATTTTGTCTTCGGCATCGGCAGATAGTTTAGCACCTTTAAGAGTTACAACATATCTTGGTACCGCCTTATTAGAAAAATAGTCAATGTTATATTGAGATGCTAATTGATCGCCATGCAAAGATGATATAGCAGAAATAATGTCTGGTACTCCATAAAATGTGTTTAGCGGTGAGTATTGTTTAAAATGAATAATTTCATTTGGACGATTATCGGATGTTACTGGGTTAGGATTTTTTGCTCCAAAGTTTCTAAAATAAACAACCTTGTTTGCAATAATTTGAACAAATCCATCACGCATACGACGCACACGCATAGTTGTTGATGGTATATGTCCAATGTAGCCAATCTCTCCCCTTACTGTTCTACCAACTTCTAAGTATCCATTTCCAGTTGCCTGAACATCTGTATAAACCTTTTCCATTGTTGTTGTAAAAGAGTCATCATTGTTTAAACTCTCCAGCCAGTCTGTAAGTTCAATCTTTGATCTTTCAATTCGTTTACGAGCACGATCTGTAGCGCCACCATCAATTGAAGATTCTAACTTAAGCATTGTCCTAGGAGAAATTTCAAATTTATATCCTAGTCCAACAATATTTTCCACTTTAGCGTCAATTGCTGCATGGTTAGCAAAAGAAGTATCATAAAAATTTGCAAGTTCATAAACATTCCATGGAGGGGTGATAACATCAAAAAGTCCATAAGCATTACGATATAAAACTCCTGGGTTGATTTCTTTAGATTGTGCTCCATTAATTCCTGAGTTAACTGCAAGAGCGCTATCCATGTATGCTGGCGTTGCCTCTACCTTGGACATTCGTGCTGCACGTCTTTTAAAGTTATTGTCCAGTCCAGATAAATTTTTTAATTCTTCCCAGGTTTTGTTAAACGGATCGCTTTTTTTAAATTCATTTGCAGGCTCTTCGATGTCGTCAATCCTTGCGCCAATTCTATACTCTACTTGGTCACTCATTATTCTTCACTTCCCCATTTTTTGACAGTTTGCTGTGCTGCGTGCACTGCTCCTAAATCATTCATGCTTGGGATCAAACCTTCTGCCATTCTTTGCTTTTGCTCTGAGTACTCTTCTTCTGATATACGATTAAGCCCTGGAACAAAAACACAGTCACCATCTCCAGGATCCCCATAATGTCTTGCTGCTTCTTTTAATTTTGACATACTGGATAGGTCCCCCTTCATTGATGGAATGTTTAAAACTGATCCAGTTCCGTCAGTAAACCATTTTCCGTCAGCCTTTTTGTATACATACAGGCCCCAATCATACATTTTATCTATAACTTTAATGCGAGATTCGCCAATTTGGCCCTTCATTTTGGGCAGTTGTTTACGCTTTTTATTATTATTTGCATATTTCATAACCATCAGTATACCATACTATACTGGTATTTCAGTCTTTGTTTGCCACGCAGTATCCGAAAATATCTTAATTGAATCTCCCACAAAATTTAGACTTTCTGTAGTGTTGCTATCAACAACAATCTTATTTCTTCCTATGTATTTTTTATAAACAATGGATGGATCAACTCCGTATAACTCTGAAGACTCCGCAACTAAAACTCCATTCCAGTTGTAGGAAGAGTACCAGTATGACCAAAATAGGTCGACTGTTCCGTTATTTTTAATCCTGAGCCAAGGCCTATAAATTTTACTTTGAATTTCCTGCAAGTCTGTAGCCTGATAATTTGTAATACTATTAAATACAAAAGGCCCATTTAAATTTATTGAGCCCAGAAAATTATTTAAATCAAGGCTGTTGGCAAATGAAACACCAAAAACTGCCCACTCTTTTGCCTCAATTACTGGATCTTTTACCAGGTTGCCATTAATATAAAATGCTAGCCCGTTTACTGCCTGACCAGTGCTTTTATTAAGTGCAAATAATTTTCCTCTGTCGCCCTTTTCGCTTACAGCAGAAACATAGAATTGAATAGTATCGTTTTTATGCTCTAACTCGCAAACTTGAGTTGCTCCATATGGGAATTTATCAAAATCATACCTTAGCCACATCTGGAATGCAGATATTTTATAATTATTAGATGTGCTTCTATTTAATGGAATTCCTATTCCCCTGTTAATAAATGGGCTAAAAGAACCTCTTATTTCTATTCCACTTTTTCGTGTTGAGTATAAATATGGAACGCTTTCTTTTGTAATGCTAATTGGGTTCTTTGCCTTATAATCAAAATAAATACCAGTTTTTTTGTATGGATAAATAGGAAGACCAAATCTAGTTCCTATACTTTTTGCATGGTTGTGATCAAAAGCCTGAGAAGATATTTCTATTTTTTTTAGTCCAATATTTTTATATTGTGTACCCTGAAGATTTGTAACTAAATGAATAACTATTGCCAAGTCATTAAAGTTTAACCCTGCGGGTGGGTAAATTATTGTGTTATCTGCAACTTCAAATACAGTATTTTGCCAATTGGGATAGTTTGACATGTTTAAAATTTTGTCATTTCTAATTGGGCTAACATATGTAAAATTTTTAAAGTTTTTATTTGCTCCAGCAGTTATATACTGAAAACTTATGTAACTCTTTATACTTGAACTTTCCGTATTATAGAAGTATGTCTTTGTAGATTTTTGCTCAATATCTTGATAATTTTCCCAACCAGAGAAAAGGGCATTGTCTAATTGTGCATATGTTCTTTGAACTGTATGATCATACTCTAATTCTAAAGAGTTATAGTCCCAACTGGCGGTTTGTTCTGTTGAGTAGACAATAGTAGGAGATGGGTAGTCTATATTAAACTGTAACATATCAAGATCATAAATTCTCTTTCCACTGGGGTCATCTACGTAGGAAGCAAAATATGACAAAGGAATGTAGTCTTCCCAATATCCTGCTGAAGAAATATCTAAATAGTAATTATTGTAATGAAGGAATCCTTGTAGAGTATATGTGGCTGTGTGATTTAAAAAATCTTCTCCTAAATCAATATCGCATAACCCATTATTTAAAAAATGTTGATTAACTGTATTTACGTTGTAATTGCTAAAAATATGGAATTTATAAAATTTTCCTTCAAAATTTTCAGTTCCATTTTGATTTGCACCAATGTATATTTTTAGTGAATTCTTGTTTCCAAAAAACTCATCAAGATTTGAACCAAAATAAGATATCATTTTGTCAAGTTTAAACCCTACGGGAATATA